TCTAAATTTGCAGATAGTACTACTTGGGCAACTAACACTAGCGCCAACGTAGAGACACTACTAGGTACAGATGTACAGTCAACTTCTGCTGGTGATATTGCAGACTTTGCGGGAACTATGGGTGGGTTAAGTTTAGGACTCATAGCATTCTTACCTGGTGCGGCTGCTGGTGCGGCTGTAGGCACATTCTCAAAGACTTTGTGGGCTAGTGACATTAAGGATAATGTCGAGAAGCTACTCGAAATACCAGATTTAAAAAATGCGTCTTGGGCAGGAACTGGATCGTTCCTTCGTACAATGTTTGGACTATCAGCTGGTTTAGCCGCTTTTGCTCTAGGCAAAGGTCTAGAAGGAACGGCAGAGGTAGGACAAGAGGGATTATCATACTTTACTGATCAAGCTGGCTGGGCAGAACGAGTTAAGACTGAGGTAAAAACTCTACTATCAATAGCAAGTTTAAAAGGAGTGGGTAGTGATACTGCCGGCTTTGTTACAACTATGGGTGGTTTGAGTCTAGGTCTTGCCGCATTTGCTTTAGGCAAAGGTGTAGAAGGTGGTGCGACTGCATTTCAGGGAATACTATCTAAGTTCACTGGAACTGAGCCATTTGCAGACAGAATTAAATCTGAAGTAGATACTCTATTAGGTATTACGTCTACCAATAAAAACGACGGTGCCATGTTCAACACCGCAATGGGTAACATCTCAAAAGGCTTGTTAAAGTTTTCTGGTGGTGAATTTGGAGCATCTTTCGTAGGTGTTGGCTCTAGCATACTTAACTTCTTAAGTGGTGATAAAAGCCCTATAACAAAAATAAAAGAAATCGCAGATAATGCTGATCAGTTGACTAAAGGAGCTACAGCAATAGGATCAATCGCTGATAACTTAAACAAGTTTCAATCGATCACCTTTGACGGTGGGAAATTTGATATAAAATCTTTTGCTGATGATCTATTAGAAGCAGTACCTATCATTGAAGGTGCAGTAATGGGATCTCCTGGTGGGTATCTATGGGGCAAAGAGATTAAAGGACTAGCTTCACCCGAGATTGATTATGAAGCCGCAAGACAAAACATATTTAAACTAAGAGATATTATGGGATTAGATGCTAGAGGTTCAGTCCCTTCAGCCGCAAATGAAGACGCAACTGTAAATAAAGCTTCTAACATAGCTGTTGGTCCCACAACAATAATTAACAAAGCTGGCGATGTATACAATGGCGGTAATAAAACCGATGTAATAAACAACGTTCTCAAGCCAGGCAGTCTAGCAACAAGCCAAGGCGGCTTTTCTAATTAAAAAAAAGGGGATGCGATTAAGCACCCCCTTCTCCCCTATGCTAGTAGAGATTACTCTTCAGCTAGACTCTTGAAAAAATCAAGTGAATCATCAGCATCAGAACTATCGTCTGCCGTCTGCATAGTCGGTGATGGACTCGCAACAGTTACCGGAGCAGGTTGCTCTTTAAACTTAGGAGTGAAATCCATCGCCGTATTGTCGTCCTCGGCAGTTGAGCTGGGTGCGTGTTTACTGCCATCAAGTCCTAGAACCTTATACAATTTAGCTTTCAGTTCATTGTAAGACTTGAAGTTTTTAGGGTCGACAATATCGGACAGGGAATGCTCTTTACCCCAAACTTCTTCTAAAGCATCTTCTGATACTGCTGTACCAGATGAATCACTCAACTGTGCAGTTGAAGAGAACTCAGACTTATCGTAGTTACGATAGCCCTCTACTTGACGAATTTTAAGTTTGAAGTCAGCGCCTTCCCAGAAGTCAAATGGGTTAATCGGATCTTCATCAGCAAACTGAGGATTCATAGCATCGTTCAGTTTGTCAAAGATTTTCTTACCAAATTTATACAGATAGACTTGACCTTCACGAGAAGGGTTTGCGCTATCTTGTACGATGTAGATGTTCGCAGTGTACGACAACCTGCGCTTCTGCTTACGAGCAGTTTCTTTATCTTCATCATGACCAGAATTCCACAGCTTAGAGTTATACTCTGAGACTGGATCATCTTGACCTAAAGTTGTAAGAGAGTTTTCGATGTACCAACCACCGGGTCCTTGAAAGCCATGGTCCCATGCACGAACAAAGGGCATATCTTCACCTGACGGTGCTGGTAAAAAACGAATCACTGCATAACCATTGCCGGCTTTATCTACTTCTGGTTTCCAGAAGCGGTCATCGCCTTTGTTGTTATTGGGTGATCCCATCTTCTGTAACTGAGAATTCAGTTTATCGAAAGATGAAGTGCGAGCCTTCTTTAAGGCTGAGAATGATGTTGTCATAATTGTATTCCTATATATTTACGGTTTATGTTACGTTGTATTACGATTTGTATTACGTTGTATACAGCTAGTATTGTACTATATTGCGTTGTATTTGTCAAGACATATTTTACGCATTTTCGACTTATCGTAAGATAAAAATGGCTTATATTTCTTAACTGTCTTATTTATACTCGGGTAAACTATGGTATCATTGATAGCTTTATCCCAGTACTTGAAGCATCCTGTCAGATCATCTAAGATGACTAGAGTTTCGATGCATAGTTGCCTCATGTTGAAGAGCTTAAGTATACGAGGATACTGTCCATTCTCTACAATGAAGTTTTGGTTAAAGTCTTCGTACATCTCATCAAGATCATTCTTGAATATGTATGACAAGGACTGTTGCCGTTTTTGCCACTCAGTATAGTTCGTATCTGCATCTTCACTATCTACTAAGTTGCCTATCCAAATGTCAGGGTTTACGATCAAATTTGCTAACACAAAGTTTTTCGAGTCCTTACGCTTAGATAGTTTATAGAAGAAAAACTTATCTCTTCTGTTCTCAAAGCTATCAACACTTAACCGCATCTTTCCACCATACTTAACAAAATCGTAAGATGTGGTAAAATGCTTTCTCATCGCCATGTAGTAACTGTAGAGATCAAAAGCATCCCTTGTTGAATACTGTGACGATGAGTTGGTCATACTGGTAGCCGTACGAGTCTTTCGACCATGTTAAGTTCTTCAGCTTCCTTATATATCTCAGCTTTTAGAACTGGTGATCTTCGAATTATCTCTCCGATAACTTCAACTTCTAACTGATTTCTATCAGCGTAATCAATAACGGCATCGATGTATGGTACACCAGCGGCGATATGTTTAGAAATCTCAGTCATAATACGTTGAGAATTTAGTTTGTTCAAGATTTCAATCTCTTGTTTCTGTTCTGAAATTTTCATATCCTCCCTATCCGTTAAGTGTTTTAATACCAAGAGCCCAGTTCTCAGCCGCATCTTCAGCGTACAATTGACTTTTCCCTGCAAAGACTTCAGTCTTGACAGGCTCAACTCCACCCATATAATACTCTACTGAGTAGACTCCATTTACTTCGATGACTTCTGCTCTAGGAGCTTGATCACCTTCTTTGTAAAAAGTTTTTATAATGGTCATAATGTATCTTCTCTTTTTATTCCGATACATGTATTATAGCATCGAAATGGGCTCCTGTCAAGTGTTATTTGACACTTTCTAGTAGTGCTTCTATCTCCTCAATTTCGGACACTAATTCACTCATATTCTGTTTGTGGTAGATACGAGCCATTTTACCTAGATATTTTTTTGGAATACCAACATCGTCTTCTAAGGAGATGATTGCTTCTTTGACAAAATCACGTTCCGCTTCTTGTCGAAGGTACGAGTTACTGATTTCGTCCATACAGTCTTTGATGCGCTTTTTATCTACATCGCTTGAGGGTAGTATAATTCCTGTCATAATTTATTCACCATGTTATGTTACATTAATATTAAGTTGGTGCGTTGAGGTGCACCAAGCCTACTCTTTTAGAATATTCCCTATTCTTCTAGAATTTAAATGCGGCACCGATAGCGATATCGCCTCGATTCCACTTATCATCATATGAAACTTTTGCTGTCAATGTTGTATCAACGATAGACACTGCATCAAGATCATAGTTCATGCCAAACTCAACGCCTGTGTACTTTACGTCACGCAGATTCAGTTCATGCATCTCAGCATAAAAATCTACTTTAGGCAATGCACTTGGATTGTACGTTGCTTCGATTTCGTATGTAGACGTCCATGTTTGACTGTCTGTATTATACCATGTTTCGACTGTGTTGTCAAGTGCAAGTGTCGGGCTTAGGTCTACTGCGAATGCAGTGTTTGCAGTCATCATAGCGGCTGCGGTGAGGGATACTAGTTTCATATAGGTTCTTTCTCTATTGTTTCGTTTAACTTTAAAAGTGCCAGTTTCTGTTGACAGGTACTGGCGAACCCCGTACAACTATGCCGCTAGGGCGTAGTCTACAGGAGCAAAATTATCGTTTGCGTTTACTTTAGTTTCTTGCGTTAACGGAGCTCGTACCCGGATTCTCCACTTTTCTACCCTGCCAGTCGATTCCCAGTTCAGCCCCATCAAAAACATACTAGCCCTATTCAGTATGCTTTTGGTGGAGCTGTCGGGATTCGAACCCGAGTCCTGTTCAGTATCAATCTGCTTCATCGAATCAATTTTAGATTGATAACTTCATCAACCTATGTCTTATTTATCTATAATACACTATAGACATGCTTATGTCAAGCACTTATTTGTCTATTATGTCATATAGTTGTAACTTATAAACAACAATGCTATCCAAGCTAAACCTTTCACTAGAAAGAACGTGAATGTGAGTATCATAATAGCACGTGTGCGATTTTCTGTCAAGTACTTTCTGATCTTCTCGATCATTAATATCCTCCTGGTACTAGTACGTAATGTATGAGTAATACGATGCCGAGTGAAGCACCTAATCCTACCATCATCTTCAAGAAGTCCTTACCTATCAAAGGGAACACTGTCTTAAACTTTTCTTTGCCAGTGTATGATGCCATAGCTAATTCACGTCCTGCTAACAAGCCTACAAATACCCATGTAGTACTCATCGGAATATCATTCAACTCTTTGAAGTAAAACAAGATCATCCAATACACAAAATCGATAATAGTGGCACTACGGACATATCGTGTGTTGTGCTTCTCTACCACAATCTGCTGTATCTTGCCACCGCCCTCACGAAACATGAATGCTAGTCCCGCAACAAACACTATGCTGATCATAAGCATTAATGGTATGTCTAATGTGCGTGGAAGAAATACAGCTATGTTAGCCATATCGTGTGACAACCACGTGAACCATAAAAATCCTGTAGTTATCCACTGACCTATTCGCCAATATGTTTTGTGCTGTTCTTTAACTGGCTTTGCTTCATCTAGTAATCGACTGACTACCATCCAGATAACATAAGCAGAGACTGCGGCAACAGCATAGCCCATCATGGACTTCATCAGCATCTTCTCTAAGATAAAAGTACTAGCAAAAGCACTTAGCACTAGAAAGGAAGTTGATACTGGTACTCCGACACGAGTTAGCAGTAATAGTACTCCAGGCGCCATTGCATGATACCATTGTACTTCTTGCCAGGGTATTCTGTTTAGTCTACCATAGCTGATGTCACCGCCATTTATGTACCATCCGTACCATATCGTGTATAGTAGAACTGTGCTTGCGGCTACCCACATTACTTGCCATGAAAACTTTTCATTGTTAGATGCAATCCAAGTACCTAAAGTCTGTACCGAATCGTTAGCTATTACAGCATATGCGGCGAAGGCAAAGCCTAACGCCATCCATAAGGTGAGTTCTTCCATTACAAATCCTCCTAAAAGGTGTATCTTATCTCTGTTTCTATTCCATGTCTCAACTTATCAGTATTGGATCCTTCCCACTTACCGTTGACCGTAAGCTTCTTATTGATCTTGAATTTATAGCCAGTCTCGAAAGCTTCGCCTTGTTCGTCTTTGCCCGCTTCAAAGTACATACCGTTCTCTGTTTCGAAGCCGATACGTAGGTGATTATATGTGCCAGAATGCACATCATTAGTGTATTGCTGTTGATTTGAATATTCTACGTAAGGTCCTGCTAGTGAAGGACCTGCTAGTGCAGTGGTGGCTAATATAACAAGTGTTATTAAAATCTTCATGTATAGTTTCCTTTTGTTTGACAGCTTTTCCCTGTCGCTCACAAGTGAATAGACGAAATTATCTAGTCACAACTATATATGAAGATTTTTACTAAAGTTTTACTTCTGGGAATAGTGATTCTTGAATGAATGCATCAACATCGTCTGGGTTTATCCCTAGACTTTTCATCACTGTTGGTGTGTGAGGATTCTGTTTCTGATAATACGCATAATTATTCTGAGCACCGACACCGAGTTCTCGATTGGAAAATCCATTGTAGTTGCCTATATTATCAAGATAGTAATTCATTGTGTCGTTAGCAACTCGACATATCTGCTCGACTTCAGCAGGCTCTTTTACCATTCCAGCGGCAATCATATCATCGCTGAATATAGCTTTAGCCCATGGCGGTAGTTCTCGTTCACGTTTCCATTGCAGTGATCTCGACACAGTAGAAAAGTGTTCCATCATATCATGGTCGTGTACTGTCGTAGCTGAGAAATCATGAAATGCACCAGTCATCTTATTGGGACCAGCGATCACATCAAATCCATAGATAGGACCATCGTTATCTGTATGAGGAAATACACACACGTGCATCATCCACAACTTCTTTTGTTCACGCATATCTACAACGTCAACGTGGGCACGGCGAAAGTTCTGATTAGACCACACCTTATTTACCCAGCCAGATTGATTGAATCTTTCCATACCAGGCTCTTGTACTGCATTTCCAACCGCATCTATCTTCTCGATTAGATCGTCTTGTAGCTTTATAAGGCTATCCCATATCATACTCATAACCACGCTCCGAAAAATAATACTACTACTGTTACTACATAAAGTCCAATCAGCATCGTTTGTAACCTATGCATCCTGCGTTTTCTTTCCTCGAGTGCTTCCATCACCTTTTCATATGACGCTTCGAGTTCTTTATCCATTCTCCAATTCTCCAAATAACTTAATTGCAAATTCAAAGCAACGATTCGCTTCAGGTGCCATGCTATCATCTAACATACCACGAACTGTAGTCTTCAGTGTCTCTACGTCAACAAATTGGTACATCGTACCACTTCCAGGAATACGTTTAGCGATCATCTTGCCACCGTACATGTCACCAAAGTGACGAACGTACATATGTGCGATAAGACCTTCTTTGTTATTCTCAAAAAGATTCTCTGTGTATGAGGCGTATTCTTGTGTAGATTTTGTTATGATCTCTGGGTCAAAAACGAACCCATGCATATGCTCTAGTTCTTGTAGATCATCTCTTATTAAAGAACTTCTGGCTATTGAAGTCAAGCCGAGTTCCACTAGAGGTAACTTATACTCTAATGCAACGTAGTTATAAAATTGATTTGTAAGGTATCTGTAGTATAGAAATGGGTCGATTGACCCACTCATAAGCGTAGACGCAAATTTCTTGCGTTCGGCTGATTTGTGGTTTTCCCACGTTAGTTCTTTTAAGTTCACTCAACATCTCCAATTCACTGTGTTTCATAACTACTTAGTCTTATTTTCTAAGTAGATTTACTCTTCTTTTGACCGTCGATCCACTTTTGAGCGTTCTTATTCTCAGGTGCTTTGTTGACAAATTTGCTTACTTCTTTGTATGCACGTAGAGTCTCTACTTTGAAATCTTTACCTTCAGAGTTATCTACTACAGTAAACTTTTGCTTGCCAAAAAACGTTTGGAATGCACCAATGTTTTTCTGAACTGTTGTCCAGTATGTCTCAACTTCACTAGCTGGTAGTGTACGCTTTCTCTTTAGATTACGTGCCTGCGCTGTAGCGAGATCAGTGTTTACGAATATCATGGATACATCATATCCAATCTTTTTCAGCCCTGCGGCTTGCTTCTTTAATTTTTCTGTATCTTTACCAGTACCATCAATGACCAGACCGAGTCGACCTTTAAGCCACATATTCTGCTTAACGCCTGTTAGTGCTTTTGCGGCGCCTCGGAGCTCTTGCCCTTGAACAGAGAAAATATTCTCTGGTGTTGTTTCTAGTCCTGCTTTGCCCATTGCTTTTTCAAATGCATCGTCTGAGTTAACGACTTTGAAGCCTAGTGCTTGCAGACCTGTTTTGCCCACTATGAATGACTTACCTGATCCAGGACCACCTGCTAGGAATACGGCTTTGAAGATTGCGGGGTCATTGACTCCCTCTTCCACTTCTCTTAATTCTTCTTTAAGGTAGTTTTGAAACGATAGCATCTTGTACATAGTCCTCTAGTTCTATTGTTGTTTAGGTTTGACTCCATCTGTATAGATTAGTCTTCCCACTCATACTGTTATTTATAAAATATGTGACTGTCAATCCTGACGGTACGATCATATGATTTAGCCCAATACGGCTTTACATATGACGCATGATACATTGTAGCACCACTTGTTACGTCAGGAATCTTACCATAATCACCCATTATCTCTGAAGCATTTATCTCTGCTACTTTATAGTCATCTTTGTTAAGAGGGCGATCATGTTTACCGTCACAGTACCAAGAAAATTGGCATTTGTTACGTAGAGGATTACCCTTCTGATCAACGTGTGATTGATAGACTACATCACATATAGTATCTGGGTACCGTTCATCCATTACCCTATTAATAGTAACAAAGCCTACTGCTTTTTGACCTAACTGAGAGTCACTTCTAGCTTCATGATATATATTAAGAGAAAGGCATTGATGCTCACGAACGTATTCCAGTTGTCTATCGACTTGTAGTGATGTTGCTTGCGCTATCGCAATCTGATTAGCAGAGGCAATAGAAGCGTTAATAGCTATGAATACTATTCCACCCATTGATATGACTGACAAGAAGCCAGAGACTAATGCAATAGTGTCTTTTAATTTGTATCGTTTTAATATCATTTGAGTAGCCTTAATCGTTTTCATTTCTGAGTTTATAACTCTATTATACACGAAAAATTTGGAGTGTCAAGTACTAAATCCGAAAATCTCAATTTATTTGTGTGCTATAAAGTGCATGATTTCTACACTTTTTAGCGCATATAAGTGTTGTCGGATTACCGCTTTAGCTTGATGAACTTTCTGCGGCTCTTAGAGAACTGCTTCATAGGCTTGTTGAATATGATCTCCTCAGTGGTACCCGTTTTGATGTACCCAACGAGTGAACCAGCTTTGTCGATCATATATGTGTGGTTCGGAATGTTAGTATCCCAAACAGTAATTTCTTTAAAGTATTCTATCACGCATTTTCTCCAGGATAACCCTCAAGATCGTAATACACTTTGTATGCCTCAATAACTTTAAGTGGCATAGCGTACGGATTCTTCACAATGAAGATCATCAGTTGGTCCCAGGTTAACCCTAGAAACTCACACTCTTTGTTCAAAACAGTTGTTGCGCCTTTGATTCTCATTATCTTTTCCCCTTATATCCAAGTGCTTTCATTGCTCCGGCTGGATGCTCTGCTTTTTCTAGAGCCAAGTATTCCTCAACAGTAGTGTTCTTAACTAAGAAGTTGACCCAAGCTTTCCAAGGCTTATATCCATATTTGAATCTAGCGATGAATTCCGGCTTTGGTAACCCATGCCAAGATGGGTGACAAGTAGGTCTTGCGACTTCCATGTTCACACTCTGGGTGTGTCTGCCTCTATACATTAGGAACATTCCGTCCCAGGTAAAGTCTTCTTTGGTAAATGCTGTCATATTATCACTCTCTTTCTTCATTTTATACAACTATTATAACATAGTTGGTGGGAATGTCAACCTTTATTTTACATCAAAAGCTTTGATATCACTTATGGTTTTCACTATCCAATGAGACATGAATTCCGCAAGAAGGTATTCGTCCTCAGTGGCTTGAAGCAAAGTAGCTCCGTTACATATAGTAACCTCAGCTGGATCAGCATTATCCATGACGTACATAGAGTACTCTTCGTGGATGTTATCAATGTCGTTATCTAGGTTAAAGTTAAACAGATCAACGTACATGCTTTCATTAATGGTGTAATTTTGTGTATTCATTCAAATTCTCTTGGTTTCTTTAGTTTATACAAGTATTATAGCATACCTGGCAGGGATGTCAACCTTTATTTTCGTTTTATTTGAAGAAAAGTGGGCAGTTTAACGACAGTGCCCAGGTCAGGTCCCAAGGTAGTGGGACTATTCGGTTCCTTTTATGTATGGCTTCGGTGCGACAGTCATCACATAATCAGGGTTAATTCGGCCGTTGATGATTACAACGGGTGTCTTCTTTTCTATAGGCTTCAATGTGAAGCCCTTGTGTCGTATCACTATCATTTTGAAGTTGCGATGAATACACCGTTCCAGTCTTCTGGTAAGGTCTGCGTGTTCATGTACTCACAACGCTCAATCCACATCTCATAGTATCCAATCAGTTTACCATCGAATTGAGTCTTAAGCTTCTCGCATTCTATAATAGCATCGTCAAACTTTTGCTTGCGATACATCTGGTGCATGGCAACATGCTTGCGCTGACTAGATTTGTAATGCGCTTTAATGTTATCTAATACTGTATATATCTCTATGCCAATCGTCTTACCTTTGACTGCTAGATCATCAACTTTCAAGTAGAAGAAGTCATCTTTGGTCTTATCATAAGTCGATCCACCTACTAGTAGTACACATCCATATTCTTTACACTTACTTTCTATACGAGCCGCAGTACTAACAGCATCTCCAAGTATGTCATATGCGTGTCGTTTAGTCGAACCCATCTCACCGATATAGCCTAGACCGCTATTGATTCCAGCACCCATGCCAATTTCAGGTTTGCCTTGAGCCATGAGGTCTTCGTTGAATTTCTCTACAGCCTTTAACATATCGAGACCAGTCTGTACCGCTGTTTTTGGATGATCTGGATCGTCCATAGGAGCATTATGTATATGCATAGATGCATCACCAATGTACTTGATTATCATACCGTTCGCATCGATGACTGGCTCAGATATTGCGTCCATGTAAGCATTCATCACTTGAGTGAGACCCTTTACATCGTCACCAAACGACTCACCAAGCGGTGTGAATCCACGTAGATCAGAGAAGCATATCGTTACCTCTTTTTTCTGACCATTTTTAACTAGTTCAGGATTCTTCTGTAGCATCATCACAACTTCTGGAGATGTATATCCAGCAAACTGCTTCTTGATCTTCATCTTCTCGAAATACTCTTGCCCGTACTTAACACCATACACATGAGCAAATACTATTATGCACATCAGTCCTTGAAGTGCGGTATTACATAGTACTTGATATTCAGCGAAGATGTATATGGGACTATAGACTACTGCGCCTATGATGAGTATTGGTGGTAACCAACCAAATCTGATATAACTGAGTGCTATTATTAATAGTCCTATACCAGCAATTGCTATCAATTTAGCGAATGATTCTAGTGGGTGAGTGACAATGTTGTAGCCATTCTTTACAGACGCAAACGATCTAGCAGTCACATCATGCCCGTAGACAGCACCAGACGCTGTAGGAACGGGATTGGAGATACCTTCTGCTGTTACACCAATAAAGACTGTTGCTCCTTGCAAATCAGGCAACTCACTGACTAAATCATATCGACTAAAATCGTAGTTTGGGTTTATCCATATGCGTGATTGTGGATCAGTTTTGATCGTTGGGAATCCTTTAACACGAACTGCTGAAACCCCGATCCCATTGGACTTTACTTGAAATGTGTTGGATCCGGTGTACGCCTTGAATATCTCTAGTACGATAGATGGGTACAGATCCTCACCCACGCCAGCGAGCATTGGTAATCTGCGAACAACTCCATCGATCTCGGGCAGAGTGTTGGCAATTCCAACACCTGTAGCTACGTTCTCATACTTCTCAATATTAGCGGCTATACCAGGATAATTGTAAATATAATCCAAAGCATTATTACCAACCTGTACGATAGCAGTACTGTATGCTGATCTATTTTGTGCTTTATTACTAGGGAAGTGAGATAGGATGACACCTTGTCCGAGAACAGATGTGAACATCTCATCTTTACCTGTACGATCTTCTTCAGGAAATGATATGTTGAATACAATGACACCAGCGTTAGCTTGACGTAGCCTGACAATCAGGTCGCCGTAGATATCTCTAGGTAAAGGGTATTGTCCATGTACTTCTAAAGTCTTCTCTGATATGTCGATTAGTACGACATCTGTAATGGTTTCTTTTTCTTGTACTATGAGTTGATCCGCAATCTTTAGATCAATCACCTGCAATAAGGTGGGATTCGATAGTGTCAACCACGTCAAGAATAGCGTAGTGATTATAGCAAATATTGGTGATAAAATAAACTTCATATGACGTTCCCCTACATTGCTATTTAGTCGTTTTGATACACTATTAGATTACATCCTCCGAAGGCATTACAAGTTCCACTAACTGCGGCACCATCGGTCATGGTATGTGGCAACGTGTAATTCTTATTGGACGCTCCTTTTTGCTCTAGCTTGAAATCCCATGGCTGTGAGCCATCGAGTGCTACTCTAGCGGCATGAACGCCTGCTCCGTTTTGGAATATATCTGCCTTGTGATTATCGCCAGTAATTGCTAAGTCTATAAATTTATCACCAGCACCGTGTTGCCTTATATCGACATCATTACTATCTCCCGTTACGGTGAGTACAGCGGCTTTGTTGCCGATGCCTTTTTGTAGTATGTCTATGTCATTACTATCGCCAATTATAGTGGCATCGATATATCCGTGTGAGCCCGAATGCAGATCCTGTTCAGTATCAACATCATTACTGTTGCCAACGATTATTAAGCCTAAGTAACTTATGCCTCCAGCCTGTGTTATGAATACATCATTAAAGCTACCTGTTATGCCTGCTTCAACTGTGTCACCTTGTCCTGAGGCAGCCAATGCAAGTTTTGCATTTATTTTGGTTTGCTGTGCGGTAGTTGGTGCGGTTGATGCATAAACTGGGGTAGCCGCGGCTGCAGGAGCTGAAAAGGAGTACCAAGAACCTGCGGCAGGGGTAAAACTATTGCCATCAGCGTCACACATAGTTAGAAATAGATTGTCGCCACTGCCACTGACACCGCATACAAAAGCAGTATCTCCTACTGAACCAGATCCAAAGCCGCTATAAGATGTCATAGTAGCAATCCATCCAACAATGCCATTGCCTAAAGCTACTAGATCAGCAAAGGTTGTTGTATCATTGCCATTATAGACGTAGATATAAGTAGAGCCTTGTGAACTTACGTTCATGACAGCCGTGCCAGTATCAGCTTTGGCGGGTGCTGGAGATACGAGTAGCAGTAGTAATATGAATAGATATCTCAATTTGATTGCGTAATGTTTATCAACACATCACCCCCTCCATTAAGCTGTATTAGGGCTGGGACACCATCTTTGTACATATTAACATCTCCGTCAGTATCTCTTGTGGTCGTTACATCTGTAATATGTACCGCACTTTCACTGAATATGCCAATACTATCTTCGTCATAGAATGCCTGAACAGTGGTCTTATATGCATTAATTGTAGGAAGAACTGGATCGATTGCTAACTGCTCATCTTGTAGCATAGCAGTTGCATCTAGGATATTGAATAGAAAACTAATGTCTAGTCGATTAACATCCAACTCTTTATATTCTAGTTTATCCTCTTCCAATGCATCTTCATTAAGCCCTTTAAATTCTAGTACATCACTATCCAGATATTCTGAGACCTCAGCTTGTTGGATATATCCTATGCCTTCTAGCTGTGCCGGTGGTGTAATAATCAACATATTGTTAATGCTGGCTTCAGTGATGTCTAATATGATAGGCTTTGAAGGTAATGACATGAGACTATTCACTAGCGTGGCTTGGAATGCCTGATCTAATAACACCATGCCTACATCTGTAGATACCATGATTTCTCCAGTCCAGCATTCACCAGTTGGTGGACATGAGGGTAATAATATTATAATACTGCGTCCGAGTTCATCTACGGTCATAGTGAAGTCAGTACCACGCACAGAAATTGTGGCAGTCGGTGTGTAGAGTTTTACATTCTCTCTTGAGTTTGCCGCAATTGCACCTGAGGAGTACCGAACGGTACCTAGTGCTACGTTCATTGCTAACGTTCCAGTGCCTGCGTTTGCGTCATAGATGAAGTCATCGATAACTAGCACACTCTGTTCACTGATATTTACTTTAGTATCATCTACAAAGGTTAAAGCGAGTTTGGTCTTGGCTGTAGATATCTCATCATCCATAGAAATCCCAGTGCCAGTCTCCGTGAGAAAGCTTTCGCCTTCACGTTCTATTTTGGCCGCTGGTCCTTCTTGTTGAGTGATACTTCCTACCTCTTCTACTACTGCCCAAGCGTTGGAGCTTGAGAAGCAGAGAAAAGCGAGAAGTAGTATCCTAGTTTTGTAAGACGTTAATGGCATTTGAATCGCCGTCAACAGTCATGACAACTGTGGGAATATCGTTCCCAGTTTGCTTAAGATTGATATCGTTAAAGTTAGACGCAACAGTTCCACCCACAGTAATTGTGTTAGTGGCATTTGCAGAACCTAGCTCTAGATCCACAGAGTTGTAATCACCCGTGACTGCTAGGACAGTAGTAGTATCAGCTACCGTTACATCAGTACTACATGCAGATGCAGTTCCTGTAGTTGATGCAGTAGATGTACTACCCGATGTAGTACCGACAGACTTTGTTCCTGCGCCATCGTTTGTTCCACATAATGTAACAATGTTGTTATCGCCTGTCACTGCGCCTGTGAAATCGTTCTCAGCCGCAATTCCCATTACCAATTCGTTAGAATCTCCAGTAGCAGTATAATTTATAATTGCGCTTGCCGCTCCTGTTGATGTGTTAATATCTATCTTGTTACTATTACCAGTTTGCACAAGATCAATATCTTGAGAATTGCCAGTAAAAGTAGTTGGCGTAGTTGTTGATCCAATCGTGTTACTATCACCAGTTTGTGTTATATCGATGGTCGAGGACGAACCCGCCTGATCGATATATACATCACTAGCGAATGCAATTGAACTTGTTGCCGATAATACAGCAACATATAATAAAAGCTTATTGATGCTCATAATTTTTTCCTCTTGGGCTCCCACCCATGTTATTTCTTGATTAATCTCCTCATCATCTATCAATTAATGTTAAAGTGTTATCCTTATGATAACGCATCGTGTATGTTCATATCTCATAGTCTACTTACTTGACAAAGGTCCAGTATTGCTTACGTTCACCTTCCTTTATCATTTCAACGACAGATTGTTCTATCGCTACCCTAACCGCATAATTTACCGGCTCATTAATACTGTGTCCTAATTCCGCTTCTAGACTATTTGTACCCATGTCGAAAAACCTAAAAAATGTCATGCTAGTTCCAGTGCTGATAATCGTTTTAGTTACCGATACGCTTATCAATACTTCACCAGTTTGTACACTTACCATTCTCATTGTTACCGTCACTATATCCTGACGATATTGTGTGCTAGGTCCTACTCCTAAATATCGAGCCCCGGCACCACCTGTTAAAACATTCGAATCATATCCAATTATTCCACCCTCTACTATGACTCCAGCAAAGAGCATTGGTCTAAGTTCTCTTGTGTCTTTAACTGCCGAACGAGCCTGTCTTATAATTTGACGCTCTTTAGTTAAATTCTCCAGTCCTACTCTTTCCACTACTTGAAACCAAGTTCCTCTACCTACTTCTTGTAGAGCCTTGATCAGCCAAACTTCAGCGCCTTGTGTAACGGCTGTACTTATATTTGCCATTCTTTCACTAGGCTTTCTTTGCCCAGTTTTGTCTGTAAATCCATAAACAGCTACAACTGCTTTACCCGTAGCTGGAGCTGGCATGGTAAGAAACTCCGTATTCTCATTCTTAACTACCTGAGCCTTCTCAGGGGTGTGTTCGAATCCAAAGTCTGTGACTAATGATGCACATCCTTGGATTAGAAGCACGGCTAATAGTAATGCTATAGTTCTGATCATTAGAATGCAAAGTCCCCTACAGGTACATCGAATTCCGATACAATATCACCGTTAGAGTTCTTGATGATTACATAAATTCTACCATCAAGTCTCTTCCATGATACACTATCTCCAAATGGAGTAATAGCTTCGTACCACTCTCCATCTACTGTAGAAGTTCCATCTTCACCAAACAATGAATCGGCTATGTTCTTTGACAACGTAGCATAAATTCTAGACTCAAGGTTGTTCTGAAACTTATAAGCGTTAGTCGATTTGAGATCACGCTCCTCTTGATCCTCTAATGCTTTCTTTTCGTCTTTATTCTCTTTTCTTCTGTTAGCCTCTAACTGCTCTATCGTGAGTATGTGTGAACTGTATCCAATCCCACTAAACGCCGGGGATTTGAACACGTGATTTAACTCACTTGTTTTTGCCTGGCTTGTTACCAGTACTAGGGCTATCGCTATCCAATATTTTCTCATAATCGTATTTTTCCTGTTGTTGCAAGATCATGTCTAATTTTGTCTTCAGTCTGATTAGATCATTATCTAGCATTCTTACTCTATCTATCAAAGCTATCAGTGTCATATGCGACTGACCAATAACTGGATCGACTTCTTCTGTTACCCAATTCCATATGTAATATATGAAATACCCTAGACCAACAGCCGCAATGATTGGAAAGCCATATTGACTAATCAATTGGGCTATGTCTAAGCCACTATCTTCTATCATTGGTTCCAGGTATCAAAAGGCATGGTGACCTTCTTCAACCATCCATTAGGTTGTACTACAAATACATCACCAGGTTTATACAACCAATGATCTCTGGGTGATCCGTCTTTCTGTACACCCATAACTTCACCTTCCCATTCTCCACTTACTTTAAAATTACTACCTGCTTGATCTATATTATAATCTAACCACATCATATTGTTGGTCCATCCTCTATTTTTTCAAAGTATCCGTTAGGTCCTAATCTGAAAACATCACCGATGGCGAATTGTACATCATCGATAATAAAAAACTTGTCATCTGGATCTTTATCAGCCAGAATCCTAAATCCATCCTTAAATCTCATTAACAGTAACTCTGTAAAAAGCTTCGCTGTATTCTCAAACATTTTAGTCTTTCCTTGCATCCTTCTGCCCATCCGCACGTGCTATTATGTTCAGATCTGGTTTCACTCCAAACGCATGACACACCATTATGTCGATACGAACTACTTCGTTATTCATCGTCTTAACTCTGTTATCAAGGGCTTGTGCAAAACCCCTTTGTGTCTTTATATCACTCAGTACGCCGTCTAGTATAAATCGTAGAGTTAAGAATACAAAGAACCCACCAGCTAGAGCCGATGCTATCGGAAATCCCACATCTGCGACTATTGTAAAAATATCCACACCTTCACTCCTATTTAGCTTTGTCTTTAGTTATATTTATAAAAAAAGGCGCCGTGAGGCACCTTAAGTTCGAAATTATATACGATTGTGGGAGCTAGTCGGGATAATCTATCTTTATGTACCCCAATGCTACAAGTGTGGACATGATGTCAGAACATACGCTTAGGATAACAAATGGTAATGAGAAGTAGAACGCCTCTATGAAGCCAAGTGGATGCAGTACGAGTACTCCCGCAACGTGTATGAAACGACTCTGCCACATAGCATTGACATCGAAGTCATCAGTTAGTTCCACAATCTTAGTGCCGATGATCATATGAAATATGACCCAGTAAAACATTGAAGCAAAGACAACTGATATTCCAGCCAAGATATAACTAGCTTCACTAACGAACTCAGTGAAAGCTAATGCTATTAGGCATATTAGAATGGGATATTTAAAATACAAGTTTGTAATCCTTATAAGAAAAGGGGTCCGAAGACCCCTCGTTTAAGTACTGTACAGTTATTTAGTAAGGTGTGCCTAATACATTTGAGGCTTCATCGACATAAGCCATAACTTCAGGCTCAGTGATTCCCATATCGACATCAGCATCGATTTTGGTGTAGAGATCCAAGAACCCAGCACGTGTATCAGTGTCGAAACGATTGACACATAACTCGATGGCTTTCATACGATCATTGAAGATCGAGAAAGTCTGGACAATGTGGCACAACCTACGAGTCGAGATGATCTCATCGATCCCACCATCTTCGAAAGTCTTACGGATCGCTTGACCCCATTGAACTAGCTTTTCAGCAAAGTCAGTATCGACTGCACCGAACTTGGTCATGTGGTTATTAACAATCTTCTTCTCAGTGGCAGCCGTTGGGTATGGTTGCTCAAGAGTGATAGTGAAACGCTCAAGAAAGGCTTCATCGATTATGGTAGCCGCTATGAAACGACCAGCTTCATCGCCTTGACCCTTAGTGTTAGCAGTAGCAATCACATTGAACCCTGGCTGAGGCATAATAACTTCACCAGTTTTCTTGATCATGAATGGCTTACCCTCTAGGATACCTTGAAGACACATTAGCTTGTTAGAGCCACGATCAATCTCATCGATCAGCAGGATTGCTCCAGCTTCCATCGCTTTGATTACTGGACCTTTTGCAAAGACAGTCTCACCATCTAGCAATCGAAATCCACCGATCAGATCATCTTCATCAGTCTCAGGCGTAATCTGAACACGAACGTATTCACGCTTTAGGTTAGCACAGACTTGCTCGATCATCATTGTCTTACCGTTACCAGATAGACCAGCAACGTACATTGGGTAGAACAAGGCACTTTGTACAATCTTCTTAACATCGTTAAAGTAGCCCCACTTGACAAAAGTACTGTCGGCTTGAGGAACGTAAACTTCTTCAGAAGATGTACTCATCACTTTACCAACGGCTTTTGCAATCGGTGATTGCGATTGAGGAATTGCAGAGGGCGAGACTTGCGCCATAGGCATCTGAACTACATTACCAGATCCGATCATCTGGTAGACTCCACGAGCAACCCGTGGCATCTTCTTCATTAGTGTGTAGGCTGCGGAGCCTGTAAAGCCTTGCTCTTCAGCAAACTTAAACAGTTCGGCACGTTCGAAAGATGGCTTGTCTGCATTAGCAGAAACGAAGGCATCTAGTAGGGTACTTTGGGCATCATTTAATTTCATCATAATATAATCTCTCTTCACTTTGGTTTACTTCATTCTATACAAGTATTATAGCAGGTTGGACCACAATGTCAACCATTATTTTCACTATTTTGAAAATTAATTTCATCTAACATATCCATCAGATCAAGTTTCAACTCCGCTAAAGCGAATTTGGTATCTTGGGCTATCGCTCCAGGTCTGACACTTTCTATAGTGGCAAAGGCATTCTGGGCGGCACTTATTGCTTGCATTTTGTTCTCAATATTTAACATCTTTATCTCCATTATATAATTATATTAGGCTACTAATTCAGTGAACTTCTGAGCAACAACTCGGTTGCCCTTCTTAGATCCACTGAACTTCTTAAACGCACGAGCGATCTGGGCTGGGGTAGCTGAGGTCTCTACCTCAAACTCTTCAGTCTCACCGCTCATAGTGTTAGACTTGTCGACCATAATGAAACGCTTATCGTATCCGTCTTGCTTATTGACAACCCATACACCGTCTTTAGCCATCTCTTTTTTAGCCGATTTCTGAGCAGTGCTATCCCAAGGTAACAAGCGATACATCTCATGGGTAAAGTCTCGACGGCTACAGATGAAGAAGTTAGAGGTTGTTACGTTTGGTCCTGAAACTGCCTTCATAATCTTTGCAGTGTTTTCAGTACCGCCACCGTAGTAAGAATCTAGTTCAACTTTCTTGCCTCGAATAGACATGATCAACTTAGTACCACGTCTTTGGTGTGGCGTATCACGACGGTAGTCAACACCAGCGATAACTCGGGCATAGTCACTCGCACCATCAGTCAGAGTGACCAAGTTCAATTTGTGAACTGGGTTAGACTTCAAGAAATCTTTGATGATGTATTCACAGCCGAGTAGAGCGGCATTCAAAGGAGTAGATCCTAAACGCTCCATCGCTGGCAAATAACGAGTCTGGACAGTCTGAGCATAAAAGCTTTTCAACGCTCGGTTAAAATCAGTCTTAGACATCTTATTACTGAACAGTTGGTTTAGCGTTAAATCATCATAGTCAAATCGAGTAAGGTTACTCGAGGCTTCACGAACCGCAACTTCTTGCTTACTGCTACTAGTAGTAGTGAATGCGTAGACCTCGAATGGAATCTGAACTCGCTTACAGAACATCACGAGAGCGATGGTCTGGCGAATAACGCTAGGTAAGTTAGGGTACATTGAACCTGAGTAATCAACTAGCATTATCATGCCGTGATTTTTACCGTCAGCAAGCGTGGTCACTTGCTTAAACAAGTTATCTTCATACTTGTAAGAGTGAAGCTTGTTAACATCTAGCGAACCCTTGTTAGAGTTACGGGCACGAGCAGAACGATAGGCTGCCTTACGCATTTCAAATTCTTTGGACATCAAGTTAACAACTTGCTTAGTTGAGGTCATGAATTCATCGTAGCCAGTAGCCTGGTATTCTTCACCACCTTGCTGAACCAAATATTCTTGGTGCTTCTCACGAGACTCTAGAACTTTACTGTAAGGGTTGACTAGTTGATCAAACGCTTGACGATTCATGCCTTGAACAAAGAGGCTTCCATCAGACTCGACTAGATCCTTCATGTTTTCGATCTGAGAATTCTCAGTCTCAACTTCTGGGAGATTAGAAAGATCAGGAGTAGGTACGCCGTTATCGACAGGACCGACTGAAGACTCTTCAGGCTTCTCTTTAGGTTGACGCTCGATTTGAGAATCGGCTTCATCAGCCTCTTCTTCAGAGTCATCGCTATCTTGATCACCAGATTGGTCGACTTTCTCACCGTCTTCATCTGAATTCGAAGATTCGCCATTCATCTTATCGATGAGATCAGCTAGGTCGTCTTCTTTCAGATCAACTTCAGCAGTAGCGTCACCCTCTTCAGAATTTTCGTCTAGGGTTATCTCAACTTTATTGGTATCACCCTCGTCTTCATTCTGGTCATCTTTACCACCTAACCAGGCGACAAGTTCTTGACATACAGTCTTGACTTCTTCAAAGGTTTCAACAGCCATAGCTTTCTTGAAATATGGCATCTCTTCTTCAGAGAACTCGATATCGACTAGATCACGACCTTTAGCTTTCAGATTCAAACGATCCATGAAACCCATGGTGTTGATATCTTTATTCTTGGTGCCGAATAGATCCATCTCCATCAGGTCAACATAACCACGTTTGAAGTTAGCGACTAGTCCGGGGTACTTGGCAAGAACTGCCTTTTCGATCCGAATGTCTTCAACAACGTTCATGTAAGCAAAGGGAATTCCCTCAGCTTCAAGTTCTGCTGGTGTGATAGTGTTTGGTGTGTATAAGGCGTGACCGACTTCGTGACCAACGAGGAGATCCATGACATCAGGTGACATCTCTTTCCAGAGAGGTAAACCTAGAACACGGTTCTCGACATCGAAAAAGGCGGACTCAAAGTTGCCCTGTTGGACGCTAATATTCTCATTAGCGAGTAAACGGGCTAGAACTGATTTTTGACTTAACATTCGCTTCTCCTTATCTATACGTATATATTAACAGGTTGGACAGCAATGTCAAGCTTTATTTTCACTATTTTCAAAATATTTCGCATAATCACTCTCTTTTTTCATTCTATACAAGTATTATAGCATAGTGGTCCAGAAAGTCAACCATTATTTTCACTTATTTTCAAAATATATTCTTTAATAGTCCTCCAAAGAGCATTATGAACATAATTGTATTGAGGATGATCAGTGATCTATCGTTCCATATCACAGCCACCCACAGCCACATTGCCGCACCGGCACTACCGAATAGTAGGTCTAGTATGTGAAATTCTGTTCCTGCATATCTAAATGAGACTGATACTAGTATCAATATAGTTGCGATCCATTTCACGTACCAGACTAGCGGCTTACTCTCAGTTTTAGTCATCGACATAGCCCATATCATCACACTCGACCAGAGTGACAGTGCAATGGATCTCACAGTAGAATCCATCAGTTTCCCAGCCATCTTCTTCAATCCCAAGATAAGCACTCTCATCATCGACAGCTTCCCGATCTTCGATTTCCTCACGAAGTTCTTCTAACTCTTCTTCGCTCATCATAGGAAAACTGGGATTACTTTCGTTGGCATATTGTCGTACCTGCCATTCTGTCCAGCACCCGTCATACGCCTCAAGCATTTCGTTGTCATAATCATCGACATCAATATATGACATTTCATCATTTGGCATAAAGTCAAAAGGAGGTAGGATGGTTGTATCGCCATCGATATCTTCCATCATATCTTCCATCATATCCTCTAGCGACATATCGTGAACATTTCGGCACCAATCTCGGAGCTCTTCTTCGGTTTCAGGCACATAGATTATCCAACTACCAGAGCGATATCCAGTTTCCTTAGTAGCAATGGTCTTAATGCCATCGATAACTTTGGTGTATGCCTCGAATTCCAGCACACATTTCTTATGTGTTGGTTGCATTAAATATTGC